CTTTCGCAGCGCTGGACGGCTTTGCGCGACCTCTACAAGAAGTGGTCGGCGGCGGTCGGCGTCCAAATGGTAGAAGTCGGATATGAGCGCTACGGCCAGCAGTCGGACGATGAATATTTCGAGGAGCGGATGGAGCGGGAAAAGCTCTCATTCCCGATCAAGGAACTGAACTGGTCACAGAACAGCCAGCAGTCGAAAAAACACCGTGTCGACCGTCTGGAGCCCGACTTCCGCAACAGCCGTTTCTTCGTCCCTGCCAAGGTCTGGCACCCGGATACGGGCGTTGCGACATGGAAGGTTCCGGCCGGAACCAACGAGCCGTCCTATGAGACGCTGAAGGGGCCGTTCTCTGCCGAAACACGCGCCGCGGCAACGGGCGAGAAGTTCCGTGTGATCGAGCCCATCCGCCGCCTCGACGAAGACGGCAACATCTACGACCTGACCAGGGTGTTTTTCGAGGAATTCCTATTCTTCCCGTTTTCGCCGCGAGACGACCTGATCGACGCGACAAGTCGGATTTACGACATGGAAGCGACGGTGCCAGCGACGTTCGAGCGTGTGGCGTCGGCGCAGAGCTATGTGGATGCGTGATGACCAAGCCTGATCTTCGCGTCGTGACTCTCTTCGAGTCGAACTACCGCGATCCGGTGGCGTCACTCCGAAGGCTCGCGGACGAGATTGAGGCGGGGGACTTCGGCGAAGTCGGATGCATCGGCATCGCGCTTCTCGGCGACACGATGGAAGTCTTTGGCGCTGGGCCTGACAGCGACGGGACGTCGGTTGCGACCGTCCTGCATGCCGGGACCATGAGGTTGACTAAGGCCGTTGAGCGCCACGGGAGATAGCCATGGCCACCAAGCAAATCGACCTTCGCCGCCTCGTCATTGAAGCGGATCCGAACTGGAATCGCGATCGACGCATCGTCGATGAATACAAGTTCAGCAACGGCCGCGTCTTCAAAGGCGACTACACCAAGCGCGGCGCCTATGAGGAGACGGAAGAATGACCATTGCTACCAAGAAGCGCGTCCTTCTGGACGGCGTCAGCGGCAACACCTACCTCGAATATGACGGCTCGACCGTCAACATCGTGGTTGCGGGCACGACCGTTGCGTCGTGGGATTCGACCGGCGCCAACACGCTGCCCGGCGTTCAGACGATCTCCGGCACGCTGACCTTCTCGGCGGGCGCCAAGATCGACGTGGACAGCAGCACGACCACGGCTTCCGGCACGGGCGGTACCTCGACGGCGACGCTGTCCAAGATGGCCGGCATCATCACCACGGACGCCATCACGACGGCGGCGGGCGGCTCGCACGTCATGACCATCACGAACACGCTCGTTGCGGCTGGCGATCTCATCATCGGCTGGCTGGTCGGCGGCGCCAATACCCGCGTCGGCATCCAGCTCGAAACGGTGGCGGCTTCGAGTGCCATCACGGCGACGATCAAGAACAACAACGCCGCGGCGATCAACGGCACTGTGATCTTCGGCTTCCTGGTTCTGAAGGCATGATGAACATGAATTTTGTGATGCCCGAAGGGTCGGTAGAAGAGCACCTGCGTTCCTACGCCAGAGAATTGTCGGTGTTGGCCGGCGAACTCAACAGCAAGGCGTCTCTCAAAGAGCAAGAAGCGGCAAAACTTCGCAGAGAGGCGAAGGAGGCGTCGGAGCGGGCTCAGTCATACAATGATGCTGCCAATCTTCTGAGTGCTGGCCCGCCCGTCTCACTAAGCATGGGCAGCATTGACCCTGGGTTCATGGTGCCAGTGGGGCGCGCAGCCAGTTGAGCAGAGAAGCACATCATGGAAGTCATTGATGCGGGCCTCATGGAGCGGCTGACCGGCAAGGACGGTGTGGGTGTCCTTTCGATCATCAAGGCCACTCAGCGTGGGTTTGTCGTAGCCACTGAAATCGGCGAACGGCTTATCCCGGTCCCGCCAGCGACGATGGCTCGATACTGCGCCGTGAGAGGCCATCCGATAGAATGAGCAACTTCCTTCTCCGCGCCGGCTATGACCATCCCGACAAGGGCGATGATCCGCAGCACGACCCGTTCGCCGCTGCGGATATGCGCCTGGCTCGGAACGTCGGCGCCTATCTCGAAACAAACTATCCCGGCCACCCTTGGGCGGTATCGGTCCAGCATGCCCAAGGCGTCCTCTTCATCACGATCCCGGCGCTGCTGTGGAACTACAAATACGTCGTCCATCTCAGCGATCTGAAGGGCGACCCCGGCATGAAGGCGATTGGCAGGGCGGCGGGGGAGATCCTTGAACGCCTAAACCTGCCTCGTTCCGCCTTCTCGCAGACGCAATATCTCGACGCCCTTCTCAGTCGGCCGCTCGTTCGGAGGCGCAATGATCCCGTCCCCGGATGATACGGCCCCCGACCGCGCAATTGACGCGGCGACCGCATCCGGCATGGGCGAGTTCGAAACGGAGCAGCCGGAGCGTCCGACCGACGCTCGCTTGATGCAGCTTATCGCGGTTGCTGAGAGCCAGGCCCGTTCGTTTGCGGAATCGCATCTGCGAACGTCGTGGACGCGGGCCTATCGCGCCTATCGCAACGAGCATTTCGACGGCTCCAAATACAAATCCGACCGCTATAAGGCGCGGTCCAAGATTTTCCGGCCGAAGACGCGCGCCGCCGTCCGCAAGAATGTTGCCACGGCCGCGGCAGCGCTGTTCTCGACGCAGGATGTCGTCTCGATCACGGCCGATCGCGACGATGATGTTCGCCAGAATGCCTCGGCTGCCGTCATCCATGAGGATCTCAACTACCGGCTGACCAAGCCGGGCGGAAAGTCGGGCGTTCCGTGGTTCCACATTTCGATGGGCGCTTGTCAGGATGCCCAGATCACCGGCATCTGCGTTTCCAAGCAATATTGGGACTTTCTGGAGGTTGCTGACCGATCGGCGCCGGAACTGCCGCCCGAATTGCAGCAGACCATCGACCCGGAGACGGGCGCCATGGTCATCGTCGAGGTTGCCCAGGAGCAACCCAAGAAGGTTGTGCGCGATCGGCCGATGATCGATCTGCTGCCGCCGGAGAATGTGCTGCTCTCGCCGGCCGCTGGATGGACGGACCCTGCGCAGGAATCGGCTTTCTTCATCGGCCGCTATCCGATGCATGTCGGCGATCTGAAGGCCATGATCCGCGGCGGCGACAAGAGCGGCGGCACGGTCTGGCTGGACGTTTCGGACGATGAGATCAAGACGGCTCAGGGCGAATATGATGCCAAGGGCATCCGCATCGCTCGTGAAGGCTCCGACCGCATCGACGAGAATAATGTCGCGCAGGGCGATCTTGGTATCGTCTGGGTCCATGAGAATTTTCTGCGGCTGGACGGAACGGACTATCAATTCTGGACGCTCGGCACCCGCAAGCTGATTTCGGAGCCCAAGGAAACGGAAGAAGCCTATCCGGCGCTTCGCGGCGAGCGTCCTTATGTGCTTGGCGTCGGCGCACTGGAATCGCACCGGGCCTTCCCGATGTCCCCCGTTGAAAGCTGGCAGCAGCTCCAATGGGAAATCAACGACATGGTAAACCTTCGCCTCGATACGGTGAAACAGACCATCGCCCCGGTCGCGAAGATCAGGCGTGGTCGCAATGTCGACGTCGAGGCGGTGCAGCGCCGCGGCCCGGACACGACACTGATGTTGACCTCGCCGGATGACGTAACGTTCGAACAGCCCGGCGGCGTCAATCCTTCGTCGTATCAGGAGATGAACAACCTAAACGCCGACTTCGACGACCTTTCGGGCTCGTTCAGCGGCGGATCGGTGCAGACCAATCGCCAGCTTAACGAGACGGTCGGCGGCATGCAGCTTCTTGCCGGCAATGCGAATGCGCTAACGGAATTCGATCTCCGCGTCTGGGTTGAAACCTGGGTGGAGCGCGCGCTTCGCCAGACCGTCCGCAATATCCAGTATTACGAGAGCGACGAGGTGCTACTCGCGATTGCTGGCGACCGCGCCAAGCTGATGCAGAAATTCGGCATCGACACGATTACGGACGATCTGCTTACGGCTGATGTCGGGATTCGGGTCAATGTCGGGATTGGGTCCGCCGACCCGATGCAGCGGGCCAAGAAGTTCAACATGGCAATGGGCGCTATTCGGGATATCGTCGGCCCACTCGTCGGTCCAGGTCGCTTGAAGCCCAACGTCGAGGCTCTACTGGAGGAGGCCTTGGGCGCCGCCGGTTATCGCGATGGCAAGCGGTTCTTCGAAGTTGTGCCGGAACAGCCGCCGCAGGAACAGCAGCCTCCGCCTCCGGACCCGAGGATCATCGCCGACGCACAGGGCAAGGCCGCGGAGATCCAGAGCAAGGAGCGCATTGCCCAGATCAACGCTGCGGTAGCGCTCAAGAAGTCGGAAACGGCGAAGGAAGGCACGACGCACGCGGCGATCATCCGCGAGGCCGGCGCTTCCAAGCGGCAAGAGGCGCAATACCGCAATGAGGCCTTGGCACGCATCGCTGATCTGTTCGGCGGTGTCACTCCGGTGGGCATCGTCTGATGGACGTTGATTTCGAAGAGGCCGAACAGGAGCTTGACGCCGAATACGCCGAAGAGATCGAGGAAACGATCCTTCGCGGCGAGGTGGTGGCGGAAGACATCCTCGGAAATGGCCCATTCCGGCATTTTTTGGCAGAGCGGTACAAGATCGCCTGCGAGTCATTGCAGGGTTTAATGGCGGTCGACCCGCACGACCCGGCGACGATATCGAGACTACAGGCGGATATCCGCTTTTGGCAGGAATCCTGCGATTGGGCACGTCAAACCTTGGACAACGCCCGAATTGCAGAAGATCAGATGCGTGAGCAGGACCAGGGCGTGATGAGCAATCTGTCCGGCGAAACAGAGGAAGTTCGAGACTGATGGCAACCGAAACCACGACTGCCGCCCCCGAGGATATGCCGCTTGGCCCCGTCGAGGCCGATGATCCCAACCCCGCCGCCGAAGCGCGCGCCGCAGAGGCTGCACAGCTTCCCGTCGAGGCTGAGGCCGCAGACGAGCCGCAGGCCCAGGAAAGCAAGCGCGAAGCCATTGCCCGCGGTATTCGTGAGCGGCGCTCCCAGGAACCGGCGACGGACGACACGCCGGAAGATCTGAACACCGATGTCATCCCGGAACTGCAGAACGCCGTAGCGGAAACGCAGGTTGAGCCGCAGGCTCCCAGCGTCCCCAAGCGCAAGATCAAGGTCGATGGCCAGGAGATCGAGATCTCCGACGACGATCTGGTCCGCATCGCACAGCAGAATTTCGCGGCCGATCGTCGTCTCGACGAGGCTAAGCGCATCAAGGAAGAGGCAACGCGCGAGCGTGCCGAGGCCAACCGCCTCCTTGAACTCTCTCGACGCGATACGCCGGCTGACCCGCCGGCCATCGCGCAACCTGCCGCCGAAACAGCCCATCCGGTAACGGACAAGGCGAAGATTCAGGAACTCCGGGAACGGATCCTGTTCGGCGAGGAAGTCGATAGCGCGGAAGCGCTCGACGAGCTTATGCGCATGTCGGCGCCAGCCCAGACCAGGGCAGAGCCGGATATCCGCAGTGTGGTGGACACGGCGCTTGCTGAAAAGCAGCGCAAGGAATCCACCGATAGGGCTTTGGCAAAATTCGCCGAGTCGAACGCCGATCTGGTCAATGACCGGAAAGCGCGGCTTCTCGTCGAGGACGGGCTTGTCGAGGAAATGCAGCGGGATATGCTGGCATTCCCCGATGTCCGGGAAGAGGATGTAAGAATCCTTTCCCCGATGCAGGTAGCGGTCGCTCATCGTGCGCTTCGTGAGGGTGGATTTCAGGTCCGCCAACTCGACGCCTTGATGGACGCCGCGGCCAATTCCGCCCGCGCCTTCCGTGGCCAGAGCCCCACGCCTCAGCCTGAGACGCGCCAGCTTTCTTCGCGAGAAGAGCTGAAGCGCGCCTTGCCAGCGCAACCGAGGTCAGCGGGCATTCGAGTCGAACTTGGCGCCTCCACGCAGCAGCCAAAATCGCGTTCCGACGTGATCAACGGCATGCGGGATCGCACCAAGGGGCTCCCGGCTTCCTCGCGGCACTAGACCGCGAGCCCCGGACCAGCCTGCTTTCCTTTCATCAGGAAAGAACCCAGCCAATGGCCGGTCAGATTTGGGCTGTCGCCTCCGAAGGCGGCTACCTCTACAGCGATGAGCTGTCCGACACGCTGCGCCTTCAGGTGCAGCCCCTCACCAAGTTCCGCCAGTTCTGCGATGCCGAAGACGGCTCGCAGAAGGGCCTCAACCGCGGTTCGAAGTTCCATTGGAACGTCGTTTCCGACGTGGCGACGCAGGGCTATCGCCTCAACGAACTGTCGCCGATCCCCGAAACGCAGTTCACCATCTCCCAGGGTGAACTCACCGTCATCGAGGCCGGCAACAGTGTGCCCTACACCGGCAAGCTCACGGCTCTTGCCAAGCAGGACGCAGCGTCTCTCATCGACAAGACGCTGAAGAACGACTGCCGCAAGTTCCATGACAACGAGGCCTACCTGCAGTTCAAGGCGACGCCGCTGCGCTATGCCCCGACCTCCGGAACCTCGACGACGGCTGTCACCGTCACCACGAACGGCGCTACCGCGACGACCAACAACGTCGCGCTTGGCACCGGCCATATCAAGGCGATCGGCGACGACATGCGCGAGCGGAACATCCCCGCCTTCGTCATGGACGACTACATCTCGATCTCGCACCCGACGACCTTCCGCCCGTTCAAGAACGAGCTGGAGACCATCAACCAGTACACGGGTCCGGGCATGGCCCAGATCTACTCTGGCGAGATCGGCCGCTACGAGGGGTTCCGCTTCGTCGAGCAGAACCACGTCCCCAAGGGCGGCGCGAACGACTCGACGACCTATGACGTGTGGGCTGGTACGGCGGATGCGTGGAACAACGCCAAGTCGTCCTGGGCCTTCTTCTTCGGCGGGGACACCGTCATGGAAGGCATCGTCATCCCCGAGGAAATCCGCGCGAAGATCCCCGGCGACTTCGGTCGTTCCAAGGGCATCGCCTGGTACTACCTCGGCGGCTACGGCCTCGTGCATACGACCACGACGAACGCCCGCATCGGCATG